TAGGTATATGTCCATGATTTGATTCAATATCTGTGTGGGTGTAGTTTATCTTGATCCGTCTCTTGTTGAATACTGATTTAGTTCCTACAAAGAATTTGCCATTCTCAGGGTTAGTTCCATATACTATGGCAGGGGCGCCATCATATTTTACTGATACCTGACTCTGTTTGGTGTCTAGAAACTTGATAGCATCAAGTGCTCCCTGCTTACCAGTAAGCACATGATCTTCTATGTGTTCCAAGTGTTTGTTCTTCATAGAACCATTATAACATAAAAGTGAGAGAGGTTCAACTTAAAGGGCATCTTCCGCTGGGGTCGCCCACCCATGCCTCTCACATTTATATAATACTACACCATGGCAACAAAACAACTACCTGTGTGCCAGTTTATTAAATGTCACAGTCAGGGTTCAAATACTTCCTATCTCTTTTTACTTTAGTTGTAGAGGAATCAATCAAATCCTCTAGTTCTTCAATAGAACTGGCAACACTATCCTTTTCTTCTGAATAATAGAATAATGCTTCACTCAACAGATTATATTGCCTATCTGTAAGAGTTACGTTAATCTTATACATTATCTTAATGGTATGTTAAAACTCATAATAGTCCTACGTTTATCTGATGGCGATACTGGCGCCTCATGTAATAATAAACTAGGAAATACTAAAATCTCGCCCTCATTTACTGGCGGTTGTGCTTTATGTATAGTACCATAGTAAGGGTTAGGAAATGGACTATAGAATGTAGTTGGCAAGTGTTCTTTTGGGTCAAACTCAACATACAACACACATGATAGATTCATCATGCCATGATTATGAGCACCATGATACTCGCCTTTCTCATACTGTTGAGACCATAGTTGCCATGAGTCTAAACTATTAACTGGGCACTCGCCTCCATATCTATCTCTCAATCCCTCTGTGAATACATCTACTATCTCATCTAATTCTTCCGCCATTAACTTACAAAAATCCTCAAAATATGGCGGTTTAGTTTGAAATTTAAAATAGTCTGTCTTACACTCCTTGGCATCAAGGAAAGCAACATCATCATCACTAAGTTTAATCAGTTCGAGCAACTTAGGTTTCTTTTCTTCCCAGTTGTTAACAGTAACCTTATTGATACCAATGGCAAACAATAACAGAGATTCATTCATTTCTTTTTATAATTCTTCCTAGTTTTTCTCTTAGGTTTAAGTCCGTTAGGGTCACGTTTCAATGCTGCCTTTAATTTCTTTAGATATTTTAGATGATTAGGGTAAACTAATTGCATCAATTCTTTTTTAGTTTGTCTATCTTCCTTACTCATCTTTGTCATAAAAATTTAAACCTGTGCCTGGAAATGGACTATCTAACCAATCAGTTAAGTCATCAAGAAATAGGTCACAATCCTCGCCCTCATCACCAGTAAAGGTCATTTCCTCAACTAATGACTCAGCATCTTCTAGTCTCATTTCATCAATTAGTTTCTCTATTCTCATAGAGTATTGTTTATCCATTTTGGTTAATGACATTTCTCTAATTAGTGCTATGTCCATAAGAATTGGTTAGTCTATACTATGTAGTTAGTGTTTGACATTTGTAATTGAAACCTGTGCCTCTCCCTTTGTAAAGATAGTATCAACGACATTCTGTAATCTCTTTTCTGTAGAGATACCAACATTGCTGTACACTGGCACAAACATCTTACCAAATGGTTTTTTGAAACCTTCGCCCTGTGGTTTGATCTCTCCTGATTTTAGTTTAGCAGCATCACTCTTGTCAAGTCGGATAACCCTGCCAATGGTCTGTGCCATAGTAATAAGATCAAGGTTTCTCATAAGGATAGCAGCAGTGAGTCCGCTGACATTCATACCCTCTGATAGTATAGAGTGATGGAACATAACAAACTTTTTCTCAGGGTCAGCACCCCACTTGTTCATGAGATTGAAAAATGTTTCTCTGTTTACTTTCTTACCATTGATGATAGCACCAAACTTTGATGTGATATGAAGCACGTTGTACTTCATAGTGTGACATATCGCTTGGAAGTCTGTCTTTGTGATAAGGTTATGTATGTTGTTAGTTGACTTAGCAGTGACCAACACTTTGTCCATGTGATTCTCATTCTTGAGAGCATCAAGAATAACTGTCTTATCAATTTCTTCTTGACTACTGAAATAACCTACTGGATACTTCACTGCCTTCACTTTAGGTGGTATGATATAACCCTTAGAAATCAACTCTGGAGCAGGCACTTGAGCAATCACTTTGCCAAATACTTTGGTATTGTTCATGCCAAGATCAGGATTTCTGTTCTCTTTTGGTGTAGCAGTGAAGAAATACTTGCGAGTGGCACACTCTGAGAAATGTTTGACAGCGGGCAAGAAGTTCTTTTGTACAGCATTATGTGACTCATCACAATACATTGTGTCCACCTCAATATCCTGTGCTTCCTGTACTCTGTGTAAAGAATGATATGTTGTAAAGATCAGGATATTCTTGATGGTATTGTGATACCACTCTTGAATCTGTTTAGGTCTAGTGGTTTTGAAATGGTGTGTGTCTCCACTATGTACATGAAGCACCTCTGCATTGTCAATATGCTCAAGGAACTCTGAACATAATTGATTTGCCAATAGTATTCTAGGAGCAACAACAACTATGGTCTGAGGCACAGGCATACTGAAACGCCACTTAGCATCTTGAATCATACACATTGTCTTACCACCACCAGTCGGCACAAGTATCTTACCCTTCTGTTGTGTGGTCATCAACTGTATAATGTCTTTTTGATGATCTCTCAATTCCATAGTGTTTGTGTCAATAACCATATTATAATAAAAAATGCCCCTAGAATCTAGAGGCATTGTGACAGTTTTAGAACTGTGCTAGTAGTTTCTGTGTCTCAGGGTCGAATACTTCCTCGACTCCCTCTATTGTGTGAATCCAATCATCATTTGATTCGGCGATCTCATAGAGATCAATCATTTCATCTTCCATAAAAAAATTGTTTTGTGTTCAAACTTAGTATTACATATTATGTGGCGATTGGCAACTACCCAACTGGCGGTGCATTTGGCACCTCAGCAGGCATAGCGTCCATGTCAAATTTCTCTGCTGCCTTTTGGAACTCCTTTTCTCCCTCTAATTGGTTTATCCTTATTACAAGTGCTTTAATATCATCTTGTTGTTTAAGTAGGGAGGCATGAACCATTGACTCCAGCGAAGTCAATCTCTCATCAAGATTGCCAATGGTTTTCATTGCTGATTGTAGTTGCTTCTTTAATCTGTCAACTTGATTTAACTTGACTTTAGTTAGTGCCTCTGTATCTGCTGTTAGTGAATCGTAACCCATAATTAATTCTTTTTAGTTATTTAGATTACCTCATGTAGAGGTGTCCGCCTGCCCATTCACAGACATTATATAATCTTGCTCTGTCAAGATCATCACTCATTCTGAATCTAACGTGTTTGGCGGGTTTCTTCCACCCTGCTGCCTTGTACACATCGCCATTACTTCTATCAACGAAGCAATGTACACTCACATCCTCTTGAGTGCCTTTCCATAACATACAAACTTTATAATACTTTCTTCCTTTCTCTATAAAAAATTTCATACCACCATTGTCTTGTTCAATCTCTCTTATTCTCTCTTGCATATACTCTGATGGCACTTTCTCCTGATTATCCATACAGGTGCGAAGTGCATAGTTCATGTAATCTTGTTCAAGGGCACGACAAAGTTTCTCTGTCCATTGTAGCACCTTAACCTTTTGTGTTGCTAGTTCAAATGCTGGTGTCATTTTTCTCCATAATAAAAAAAAGTGTAAGAGCAGAGGAACAAACACAAACCCTCTCTCTTACACTACCCAATTTACTACTGAATCAATTATTTGGCAACCCCTCTACTGGAATAAGGAAATAATTGTACGTCCTTAGTTCCGAACCTACCTATCGCCTCCAACTTGGCATCACTACCAAAATTTGATAGACTCTCAAAATATGTAGAGTATAATCTGTTATTTTGTTTAATAACAGCACGCCAAGTTGCCATGATTTAAAATAGATAGGGTGTCAGGAAACAAAATCCAGTGGCCGCAGACGTTCTTGACGAACTCAATGAGTGGTCGTGAACCGCAGGGATAGATTTGTTTCCCATACTATTTATTATAGTATATCACTTTTTCTTTGGCAACCCCTCTTTAAAATTATATGCCTCTGATCTCTCATTTGAACTCAAATTCACACACCGCCAACCATAATCACCATTAGTAACGATAGTTGGCATCATGTTCATTGATAGAGTGATTCTATTTTCACCATTGTTTGTTTCATAACCATGTGTGACCTGAGAAGGAAAAATTAATAACTCTCCCTCTTTTGCCATGACTTGATTGATCTGGTTATAGTCTGTATCTTTTTTCCTGAGAGTAACAAGAGCGGGTGTGTTGGTCATGAACTGATACTCTTCTCTTACAAAATGTGTAGGCACATGATCTTTTTCTATATCAAAGTTCACATAATATATGGCAGATAAGTAAGAGTTGCCGTGGAAATGTGGATACTGGAAACCCTCTTTGTCCGCCACATTTATCCAACTGTCTGTAACTTGAACTGTCTCTTGTATATAATCTCCCTTGACTTCCTTGGCATATAACTCTGCCTGTTGTTCACACCAGTTTCTAAACCTACCAAACTTGGCATCATCATGTAAAACAGAGTAATGTCCAATATGCCTTAAATTTTCTGAACCAGTATTATATGAGAGATCACTAAATCCCTTCTCTTCTATCTCCTGTATCACAGTTTCTTTTACCTTAGCATGAAATGGGCAAGGTATGATCGCCACTGGCGTAGGTAGTACGTTAATAACTTCCATATTATAAATCGGGATTATCCCATAGTTGCCCTGATCTAAAAGTGGTCATGGCAGTGTGTCTCTCATCTTTTGTTAGTGGCATAACTTCAAAAGAATTAATGTATCTAGGCATCAGATTACTGGATATAGTAATTCTATTTTCTGTGTAATTAGTTCTATAACCATGAACACAATTAGATGTCCACAGTAACAACGAACCTTCCAATCCTACCACTTCATTAACATCATTATACTTGGTGTGCTTATGATTAGTCAACATATATGAATGATAATCAGGATATTTTTGACTATCATTTGGACGATAGAAATAAGTTGGCGAGTGTGACTCATCATCAAAGTTGACATAATACAAGGCACATATAACAGAATTAATATGGAAATGTGGTAGTTGTTTGCCACCAGAATTACATACATTTACCCAACTATCTGTCAACATAAACTCTGACGTATCATAACCTAGTATGTCCTTGGCATATATCTCTGCCTGTAGTTCTATCCACTCTCTGAACTCTTTATACTTATCATTTGATAACGGCGAGTAGTAATCTAAATGTTCAAGTGACTTGGTGACAGCATCTATTTTCTTATGTTCGTAATCATCACCATGACTCTCAATCTCATCAATCAATAACGACTTAACTTTCTCATGCTCTGGGTACATTGCTACACCTAATTGCACTGGTAGTATATCAACTACCCTCATGTCCTTTCCCCCATACAGACTCCACAAATCTAGGGTCTAACGATTCTTGCGGGCAAGAAGCGGTATTAAAACTTACTGTCCATCTATCATATTCAGTATTATTTGTTCTACTACCATGTTCTAACCACGAAGGAAATAGGTATAAATGTTTTTCTTTGATAGGCACATCATAAAAATACATTCCATAGGGTGTCTCTCTCACGTTATGAATACACATCATATATGGTTGTAGTGGCGATACCACGAAGAATTTACCAAAGTCTCCCTCTGGTAGATCAAGATAAAATGCCCCACTTATTACACTTGATTCATGTCTGTGTCTCTCTGTTCTGCCACCCTTTGGTAGAATGTTGAACCATGACCCACTGATTACTACAGGCCAGTTGCCTATCTTCTCAGAGAAGTGATTGCAGCACTCTTGAAATGCTATCAACATTGGTTGAGAAACCTGATCCCTAAGTGGATCCCACCCCCCATGTGAACTCACACCATTAACTGCTAGTGAGTGTTCATGACTCTTACCATTAGTCTTTACATGATCTATAAATTCATCTACACCAGGCGCACCTGTGAGATCATATTCTTCTAATAATGTAGGAAATAAATCCATGTCAGCACCATTTTGAATAATCTATGTTGAGAACAACTCTCAAGTCAGCATCAGTACAGGAAGTTCCAGCATGAAGCAAATCTCCTGAGAACATCACTGCTCTGTTCTCCTTTGACAATACCTTTTGTCCGTCCTCAAAATATGTATATCCGTTGTTGTCATTGAAATATATCACACAAATATGATAGTCAGGCACGTTCTCAAAGGGCGGTTCTGGACTATCACTTGGCCCCGTAATGTCAACGTGTAATGGTTTCTCTTTTATTTCTGTTGTCCTTGATGTTGCATTGAACTTAACTCTGTGTATTGCAAATGGATTAAGTGTTGCAAATATTGGTTTAACTATGGAATATATCTCCGATCTCGGTTCTGAGTCGCCATATAATCCATGAGAGAACTGTGGGCAACCATCGCCCTTTTTTACTGAGTTGTCCATGTAATACCATGGCATAACCCCACCAAAGACAAACTCTTTGATAGGGTTAAAAACCTCAGTTGGCAAGAAGTTGTCGTAAACTTCTATATTCATTTTAAAAGATTGTTAATGAAATCAGGACTTTTTGAAAGAAGGTTTCTGATAATTGGTTTCTTGCCTTTCTCAAATTTCTTTCTAAATTTTTCAAATAGTTCTTTGTCTATTTTATACTTAGCGGGTTCGTTGTTTATAATTCCCCAGAAGGAATATCATCAGACTTGTTTCTGTTCTCATCTTTACAAACAAGTTGAGCATTTTCAAATGTAGTCTGTCCACCCTCAGCGTGTGGTATTATGTGGTCTATCTGATAGAGTTTGCCATCCATGATACTTGTAAATGGAATCTTAATCCCACTTAGAGGGCAAATACCATTTTGTTTATCCCATAAGGGAACTCTCATAGTAGGAGGAAAATCTCTAACTGAATCCTTTTGAGTCAATACATCATCATCTAACTTAGGTAGTATGTCTCCATAAAACTTATGATGTCCACCTAAAACTGTGTAAACACCTAGTCTTGCCTGTCTCTGTGTGCCATCATATGACCTCTGGCAACCAGCGTAGTCTCTAGCGTTTGAACCATTTGAATCTGTCCATATAATAATTGGATTACCATTTTTATCTTTCGCTGTCTTTGCTGTGTTGTATGTCAAGACAAACCACTGAAATAACTTTCTTCTGTTCTTGATATGTAGATTGTTGTCACTCAACCAATGTAGGAACTCAAAGAAATCGT